GTATTGCAAACGATACTGAAGGCGATGAAATAAAAACAGAAATGGACGAATGGAAAAAATGAACAACTATATCTTTACAAGTGAAAGTGTTAGTGATGGACATCCAGACAAAGTAGCAGATCAAATTAGCGATGCACTTGTAGATGCTGGACTTGCCAATGGTGATGAAACTTCTCGTGTTGCTATCGAAACACTTGTGACTACTAACCATGTGACGTTGGCGGGCGAAGTAAAAAACTTTAATGTCACTAAGGACAAAGTTAAACAAATCGTGCGTGACAAAGTTAAAGAGATTGGTTATGAACAAGAAGGGTTCCATTGGGATAACCTGCGTATCTATAATGAGATTCACTCACAAAGTGGAGACATTGCACTAGGTACAGACGACTTTGGTGCAGGAGATCAAGGACTAATGTTTGGCTATGCTTGTAATCATACACCTAGTATGATGCCAGCACCTATCCATTACAGCCATGAGATACTAAAGAACTTGAAAAGCAAACGTGGTGCTATACTAGGACCAGATGCTAAGAGTCAAGTAAGCGTAGAGTACTATGGTGCCAGACGTGACGGTGTGATCAAACGTATTGATCAAGTTGTGATAAGTACACAGCATACAGAAGGCAACGTAGAAGAAGCAAGGCATCTTTGTAAACTTGCCGCAATGGAAGAATTAGGAGACTTAGTCGATGAAAGAACTACATGGCATCTTAACCCTACTGGAAATTTCGTTATTGGCGGTCCTGATGGTGATGCAGGTGTTACTGGAAGAAAAATTATTGTTGATACTTATGGGGGTTTTGCTCCTCATGGTGGCGGTGCGTTTAGTGGCAAAGATCCCACCAAAGTCGACAGAAGTGCCGCCTACATGGCACGATGGCTCGCCAAAAATGTAGTAGCAGACAGTATGGCAGACTGGTGTAATATCCAGTTGAGTTATGCTATTGGTGTTAAAGAACCTACAAGTATCTATGTCGATTCAAACGGACATAATGCTAGTATTGCTAGGTTTATCGAACGTGAAATTGATTTAACCCCAAAAGGAATCATTGACAGATTTGATTTATTCAAGTACAATAAGTATAGTGAAAATTGTACATACGGACACTTTGGCGACAAAGATGTACCGTGGGAGAAAATCGGATGGTAAAAACATATTATAGCTGGGATGATGCACATAAGGCAGCACATGCTATTGCTTTAAAAATGTACAAAGATAATTGGCGACCTAATTACATTGTAGGTTTAAATAGAGGTGGATTACCGATTAGTGTAATGCTCAGTCATTTACTTGATTGTAATCATTATGCATTAGATGTAAGACTGCGAGATGGTGGCGAACAAGGTCCTGAAAGCAACTTGTGGATGGCAGAAGATGCATTTGGATATGATGATTATAAATTGCAGGCGCACAATCAAAATATTCAAGCAAGTGCTGGTGTTGAAATTGTAACTTTAGAAAACAAACATAACATACTTATTGTAGATGACATTAACGATACTGGTGCTACGTTCAACTGGATTAGAGAAGATTGGCAAAAGAGTTGCTTACCAGATGACCCTAGGTGGGATAATGTGTGGAATCAAAATGTACGGTTTGCTACTATGTGCGAAAAAACACATACTAAGTTTGACGGAGTTGATTATTATTGGAAAGAAATTGACACAAGCGAAGAAGATACTTGGATTGTGTTTCCATGGGAGTACGAAGCATGAGATTAGAAGAAGATATTAAATTAGATTACAAAGATGTACTAATACGTCCAAAGCGTAGTACATTAAAAAGTCGTGGACAAGTTAAACTAGAACGCAAGTTTCAGTTTAGGAACTACCAGCCAGACTTTCCTGAAAACAGAATGACAGATCACTACAATGGTATTCCTGTAATGGCAAGTAATATGGATGGTGTTGGTACATTTACAATGGCAGACAAACTTGCCGAAGGCGAAATGTTTACTTGTCTAGTTAAGACATACAGTGCAGAAGAACTTATTGAGTACTTTAATGGTCCTATTGAACGTACTGAATGCGTAGCAATGAGCATAGGCACAGGCGAAAGTGATTACAACAAACTATTACAAGTAAAAAAAGAAGTTGACAACAAACTCAAGTATGTTTGTATGGACATTGCAAATGGTTATAGTGATCACTTTGCAGCACACGTTCGTAAAGTACGAGCAGAGTTTCCAGACTTGGTAATCATTGCCGGAAATGTAGTAACAAGAGAAATGACGGAGGAATTGATTCTTGCTGGCGCAGATATTGTTAAAGTGGGCATCGGCCCTGGAAGTGTTTGTACAACACGGATCCAAACTGGTGTTGGTTATCCTCAGCTTTCCGCTGTTATTGAGTGCGCTGATGCTGCTCATGGTCTTGGTGGCCATATCATTGCGGATGGCGGCTGCACTACTCCTGGCGATGTAGCCAAAGCCTTTGCAGGTGGAGCAGATTTTGTTATGCTCGGTGGCATGCTTGCTGGGCACGATGAAGGCGGTGGTGAAGTAATTACAAAAACTTTTCAAACTAATGAAGCAGAATTACAACCTTTTCCTCCGGGTATGCCTGAAGAAGAAAAAGAACAAGCGTTAGCAGCAATTGCAAGCGGTGATCTAACTCCTCCAATGCAACCTGTATTTGAAAAGAAAAAGTATGTGCAGTTCTACGGTATGAGTAGTGAAAGTGCAAACGACAAACATTTTGGTGGATTGAAAAACTATCGTTCATCAGAAGGACGCACAGTGTTGGTGCCTTACAGAGGAGAAGTAGCCAGAACGGTACAGGATATCCTTGGAGGTGTGCGTAGTACATGTACCTATGCAGGTGCAATGAAACTAAAACAACTAGCAAAGTGTACAACATTTATTAGATGCACACAAACACATAACGGTGTGTATGAATCATCAACAATAGGAAAATAATATGAGTTGCGGATGTGGAAGATCGCCAACAGGCAGATGCGTTGGTTGGCATAGTTTGACAGAAGACGAATATCGTGTTAAACTAGAAGAGTATAACAAAAGACAGGCATTAAAGGAGAAAAAAGATGCGTGAACAACTAGTAAAGGCAGCTCGTATGCATGCCGAAGGAGAGCTTGAAAGAGCAAAAACAAACATCTTGGTGTATATGCATCAGAGTGTTGGAATTGGCGAACACAGTGATATTGTAGAAGCTATTCAAGAAGAACTTGATAAAATGGCTGCTGCAACAGATCGTATCGAAATGTTAAATGAACATTTTAGTTGACAAAAGATCTAAATAATAGTACTATAAACTATATAGACATCCTCGTCTATAACTCGGAGAATTAAATGACAGAAGAAGTTAAAGTTAGTCAAGTTGTGCGTGAAAGACTACAAAAAAATAACGTACGGTTTTTTGCTAATGATAATATTAGCGAACATATTAGTGAGTTTGAATTACAAGAGATTCAAAACGAACTTGCATACAAATTTCAAGATGTACTCGAAACATTGATTATCGATACAGACAATGATCCTAATAGTGAAGGCACTGCAAAGCGTCTTGCTAAAATGTATATCCACGAACTTATGCAAGGTCGTTATTTTAAATCACCTAATGCAACAGCATTTCCTAATACAGCAGAAGACAAGTATGAAGGTATGCTAGTAGTACGTAGCGAACTAAAAAGTGTATGTTCGCATCATCACCAACCAGTGAGTGGTGTTGCATATATTGGTATTATTGCTGCCGACAAACTTATTGGACTTTCAAAGTATACACGTATTGCGCAATGGTGTGCTAGACGTGGTACATTGCAGGAAGAACTATGTAATGATATTGCTAAAGAAATTATGTCTGCCACTAACGCCAAAGATGTAGGTGTGTATATTCAAGCAACACACGGTTGTTGTGAGAATAGAGGCATTATGGCACATAGTAGTCTTACACAAACAAGTGTACTCAAAGGTGCATTTAAAACTGATCCTAGTACAAAGAAAGAGTTTTTTGATAATATTAAACTACAGCAGGAGTTTGCACCGAGATGAAACTAAGATATAGTGAAGCATTTTATAGTGTGCAAGGCGAAGGCAAGTTTGTAGGAGTACCCAGTGTATTCCTACGCACCTTCGGTTGTAATTTTCGTTGTATGAACTTTGGCTTGAAAGATGAGCCAATGCGTGATGTAAAACAAAAAGCAGGCATTATTCACAATGCCGAAGTACAAGGATTACTTGACGCAGGTGTACATGAAACAACTAAAGAGTTTAATGACTTGCCTATTATACACACAGGTTGTGATACATACGCAAGTATCTATCCAGAGTTTAAACACTTTAATCGACAAGCAACTGTAGACGAAGTAGTCGAACACTTGCTATCTCTCACTCCTAACGGTAAGTGGGTACAGGATAATGGTCAAGATGTACACTTGATCATGACAGGCGGTGAACCGTTGTTGGCGTGGCAACGGCTTTACGTAGAGCTGTTTGAACATCCACGTATGCAGGATTTAAGGAACATCACATTTGAAACAAACACTACACAATTTTTACACAACGATCTTTACACCTATCTCAGCAAACATGACAGACTTACAGTCACTTGGAGTTGTTCCCCAAAACTTAGTGTCTCGGGAGAGCCTTGGGAGACTGCTATTAAGCCTGACGTTGCTCTTGATTATGCTAGGGTTAACGGCAGCGAACTTTATTTTAAGTTTGTTGTGGCTACTGAAAGCGACTTTGCAGAAGTTAAAAGAGCTGTTAGTGCTTACCAGGATGCCGGGGTACAATGTCCAGTATATCTTATGCCAATGGGCGGACGCAGTGAAGAATACGCCCTCAACGTTAAAGACGTGGCAGAAGCGTGTATGGCAGAAGGATGGCGATTCACCCCAAGACTCCACATCAGCTTATTCGGAAATGCCTGGGGAACTTAAAGAAAACGAGCAATTGCGCAGAGCAATGGAAGCGCCAATTGACTACGAAAAACTAAGGAAACACTTATGAAACAATGGCTTAAAAAAATTACAGGTATTGAAGCAGAAGAAAAGCGTATTGCTGAAGAAAAAGCAGCACTCGAAGCCGAATCTGATAAAAAACTAAAAGTTAAAGATCCAAAGGCATATGCTACTAAAAAGAAAGAACCTTGGGTAAATGTTCTAGACATGAAAGTCAATGAAAACAATATACGCAACGGCTTTTTTGAACTTGATTGGAACGAATACTTTATTAAAGAACTTTTAACAGCAGGATATGGCAGCGAAGGAGACGAGCCAGAGCAAGTTGTAGATCGCTGGTTTAAAGATATTATTTTTAATATGCTGAGTGACGAAGGTCTTGACACTAATCGAGGCGCTGGTTATATTAATGTAGTACCAATTGATAGAGGTAAAAGTGAAGTATCATAATAATGCTTGACAAACCGTATAAAGTCGTATACAGTCGTACATATACAAACTACACAAAGGCAAACTAATGGCAACTTATATTCTAGTAGATACAGCTAACACATTCTTTCGTGCAAGGCATGTAGTACGTGGTGACTTAGACACTAAACTCGGCATGTCACTACATATTACACTCAATAGTGTAAAGAAAGCATGGACCGACTTTAAGGCAGATCATGTTGTGTTTTGTTTAGAAGGACGCAGCTGGCGCAAGGACTATTACGAGCCTTACAAACGCAATCGACAAGTAGCACGTGATGCACTAACGCCTACACAGCAAGAAGAAGACACAGTGTTTTGGGAAATGTTTGATGAGTTTAAAGACTTTGTAAGTACAAAGACTAACTGTACTGTAATGCGTCATCCGCAACTTGAAGCAGATGATCTTATTGCTGGTTGGGTACAAGCACATCCTAATGATAATCATGTTATTGTTAGTACTGATGGCGACTTTGCACAACTTATTGCACCTAATGTACAACAGTACAACGGTGTTAGTAATACTATTATTACACACGAAGGCTACTTTGACGATAAGAAGCGTGAGCCT